TGTCGATGTGTCAGACGGCACGACAGTGTCTGTCGCTGACGCCGACTAATCATAGCGGGGCCGGGCAACCGGCCCCCTTTCCCTTTTTTGGAGTTACGCGATGGCGGCTGGTGATACCAAACTATCAATTTGTTCTGATGCTCTCATCATGCTTGGCGCGGCTCCGCTCTCATCATTTGCCACCGGCACCGATGAGGCACAGGTCGCTGACCGTCTTTATGACGATGTGCGCGACACACTGCTCATGCAGTATCCCTACAGTTGGACGTTGAAAAAGGTAAAGCTGGCCCAGCTTGCTGACACGCCTATCAACGAATGGAAATACAAATACCAGATCCCCGGTGATGTGCTTGGCAACCCAAAGGCTGTTTTCAGTTCTGGCAGTGTTGGCGCAAATACTGTGCGTGACTTTGAGATCTATGCAGGCGGCTTGTACACAAATCTTGAAGAGGTTTGGATTGATTACCAGTACCGCCCAGAACCAGCCATCTTCCCGCCATATTTTGTGCGCCTGTTAAAGATGGCGCTGGCCGCTGAGTTTGCCGAGCCAATTACCGACCAGATTACCAAGGCCGATTATTACCACGGCAAGGCATACGGTTCGCCATCAGAAAACATGCGCGGCGGTTTGGTGCGCGTTGCCATCAACATTGATGCCGCTGGCCAGCCAACCCAGAACATCCAAGAGTTCCCCATTGCTGACATAAGGTACTAGCATGAGCCGCATCATTCAGATCCAGAATGACTTTACCAGCGGCGAACTAGATCCGAAGCTGCGTGCGCGTACTGACATTGCGCAGTACAAGTCTGGCCTGACAACAGCACGCAATGTCAGCATCCAGCCGCAGGGCGGTGCAAAGCGCCGGGATGGCACCAAATACATCGCCGCGCTGGATAGCGGTGCAGGCACTGCTGTGCGGATGGTGCCATTTGAGTTTAGTGTGAATGACAGCTACATGCTGGTCTTTACGCCGGGCAAAATGTATGTGTTCAAGAACGGCGCACAGATTACCGACATCAATGGCAGTGGCAACGATTATCTGACGGTTGCCAGCCTGACCAGCGCAATCCTGCCTCAAATGAATTGGGTGCAGTCTGCCGACACCGTGATTGTCGTGCATGAGGATCTTGCGCCCACGAAGATTGTGCGCGGCGCGACAGATGCCGACTGGACAGCCAGCGTCATTGAGTTCGATCATGTTCACTTGTATGCATTTGAACTAGATTTCCACAATCCGCAATTCACTATTACGCCATCAGCAATAAGCGGCAACATTACGATCACCGCGTCATCGGTAACAAGTGACACAGGCACAGCACAGGCTGGCAGTAGCAACACAATTACGCTGAAGGCGGCGTCTAGCTTTACGCTTGATGATGAGCCAAATGGCATGTTCATTGAGATTACGTCTGGCACTGGCTCTGGGCAAAAACGGCATGTTGAGGACTATGTTGCGTCAACAAAAGTTGCGACAGTTTATCCGGCGTGGGATACCGCGCCTGATGCCACATCAAACTATAAGATTGTAGCGTTCAATGATGCCGCCGTTGGTGAGTACGCCACGGCTGTAAATGGGTTTGGTCGTGCGCGTTATGTTGAGTTCGTCAGCGACACACAGATGAAAGCATACGTTGAGATCCCATTTTTCGACACAAGCGCGATTGATGCTGGCGACTGGCAGTCGGAACACGGCTATGAAGAGGTGTGGTCAGCAACACGCGGATATCCCCGGTCGGTGACTTTCCACGAGGGCCGGTTGTTCTTTGGCGGCACCAAGAGCCGACCATCGACCTTGTATGGATCTCGCGTCTCTGACTTTTTTAATTTCAACCCCGGCGAGGCGTTGGCAGATGATGGGGTGTCGGCAACACTTGACACCGGCACCTTTAACGCGATTGTCGATATCTTCTCTGGCCGTCACTTGCAAGTGTTCACGACCGGCGCTGAGTTCTATGTGCCGCAGACATTGGATGAGCCGATTACGCCAACCAACCTGATCGTGAAGCAGCAGACTGCGTTTGGCATGAAGCCCGGCATTCGTTTGCAGAACGTGGATGGTTCAACGCTGTTCATCCAGCGACAGGGCAAGGCCATTCAGGAATTTATCTACAGCGACAGCGTGCAGGCATATACGTCAGCCAAGATCTCGCTGTTGTCATCGCATTTGTTGAAATCGCCGGGCGAGATGTCTGTGCGTGTTGCCACATCAACCGATGAGGGCGACCGGCTGATGATCGTTAATGACGATGATGGCAGCATCGCGTGTTACACATTGTTGCGTAGCCAGAACGTGATTGCGCCGTCTGAGTGGACCACTGACGGTGAGTTCCTGAACATCGGGGTGGATGTGGACGACATATACGTTGTGGTCAAGCGCACAGTGAATGGGGCCACCGTTTACTATGTGGAACTGTTTGATGGCGACACACTGCTCGATTGCGCCAAGACTGGCGGCGCTGCCAGTTCTGTCACGATGGGTCACCTCGAAGCGGCCACAGTCAAGATCATCCGCGATGGTGTCATCGAGCCGGATCAGACAGTGCCGGGATCACCTTACACTGTGACCTTCGCCACTGCGGCCTCTACAAGCTATCAGGTCGGCCTCAACTTTACGCCGGAGGTAAAGACACTGCCGGTTGAGCCAAACCTGCCCAGCGGCTCTCTAAAGGGCTTTAAGAAGCGGATCTTTGAGGTTAATGCGGAATTGTTCGAGACGCAGGCAATGACGATTGAGGGCAAAGAGGTGCCGTTCCGCAATTTCGGTGCGGCTGTTCTTGATGGCGCGGTTGATGAGTTTACCGGCATCAAGACATTGCACGGCATTTTAGGGTATACTTATGACGGCCAGATCACGATTGGTCAGGATGTGCCGTTAAAGATGACATTACTTGGGATCGATTACAAAGTGAGTGTGGGGCAGTAAGATGGCAAATCCAATGTACATTGTGGCTGGTCTGCAAGCGGCAACATCTATGATGTCCGCGAGAGCGCAGGCCAAGGGCTTGGCCTCGCAGGCGGCTATGGACAAGGTACAAGCCAGATCTGAGGCGCTAAAGTACAAGCAACAAGGCGTAAAGGTTTTGGAAAACATCTTGCAAACAGATGCCTTAATTGTTGCTAGAGCCGGTGCCGGCGGCATAGATCCATTCAGCGGCAGCGCGAAAACCTTGTCAGATTTTGCGTTGGCTAAAGGCATTGAAGAAAAGCAGTTGTCTGATGATGGCGCATTGATTGCTATCCGCACTGGCATGATGCAAGCTGATCAACGCATGATGCAGGCAAAAGCGACTATGCTGGCAGGCGTTGCTAACGCCGCCACTGCATTTGGTCAGGCTTACGCTTTTGACAAACAGCTTGGCACAGCGCCGGCTGGCGAAATAACAAAGGTAACATAATGGCCGAGCTTCCAAGATATCGCCCATTAGGCGTAGCAATCCCATCAATACCAACTGTTGATTTTGTATCAACAGGCAGAGCGCAGGCGCGTGTTTACGAAAACATATCTCGCGGCCTTGATGTGATGCAGCGGTATGTGGCGACAAAAGAAGAGGCAAAAACAAAGTTTGAAGCCGAGCAATGGGCCTATGATCAGGATCTGTCAGCAGAGCAATTGCAAGCAGCACTATCTGCCGGGCGATCTATTGAGGAAATTATTGGAGACCCAACAACAGTTTTTGGGTCTGTGTCAATCGCCAGCACTGCATCTAAGTTAAAGACAGAACTTGAGGCCGGCGTCAGAAGCCAGCTTGCTGCTTTAAGTGCGAAGGTTGATGGCGGTGCTGACATAGATTTGATGGCAGAAATAACTGCAATCAATGGCGTTCAAGCCGGCCACACAGAATTGCTGTCGCAACTTGACCCAACTATTGCCAATGCTTTTTCTGCGTCTGTTGCCACAATGGCCGCGCCGGTATATTCAAAAGCCCTTGAGCGCGAAATAAAAATGAGCCAAGCAATAGCCAAGGCAAAAGGTCTTGATGCTATGGCTGGTGCGTTGCAATCGTTTGAGGACATTTATCGCACAGACAAGGGCGGCGTTGTACTTTTACAAGATGGAACATCTATCCTGCGAACAGATGGCGAGGCTGACAATCTCCAGCGTTCGATTAGCGACCAATTGATTGCGACTAATGACGCCAACTTTGCAACAACAGAGATGTCTAAGTTTGAGGGCATCAAAACAACAGCAAAGATAAATGTATTGACAGAACACGCCGTCAATCTTCCTGAAGAGAAAAGATTGTCAGCGTTACGCACTGGCGACTTTGGCGACAAGACCGCACTATTCAACACATTAGATGACACAAGCAAGGCAGTGTTGCGCAAACAGGTGCGTGATGAAATCATTGCGCGGCAAAACGCAGATGACCAAGCGCGTGCAGATGGCGTGTTAACTGCAAGACAAGACACAGTGCTAGATGTGCTGGCATTTATGGAGAACGATGACGGCAGCGTTGAGGCGAATGACGCGCTTGGCCGATTGGGTGAAACAGCAATGAATTACCCAGAAGTGATTGATGGTCAGGGGATTGTGGCGCTGGCCAAGTCAAAACAAACAATACGACAAGCTGGGTATTACGAAGAAGAAAAACCAAGTTTGGTGTTCGCAATCAAAACATTAATTCGCAATGGACAAATTGTTGATTTCCTCCAGCTTGCAGCCAAAGCAGAAGAACTTGGTTTAGGGCCAAAACAAACAAACGGTTTGACGACATACTTAGACAGCACGCAGTTGCGGATCAACAATGCTGTCGATGATGAGGCTCGAAAACATGCAGGGCTTACGACAGGCATGATTAATGTTAAGGTTAACCAAGCCAAGGCAGTAAACAGTTTTATCGCAAATGTAGAGAGGCGGTTTGATGACGCCGTAGCCGCTTGGCAAGAGGGCGGCGAAACAGGGTCACGCCCCAGAAAAGATGTCATAGCTAGAGAATACAGATTGGAACTTGCCAGCAGCAAATACCAAAAGGTTATTGATGCGACCCTTAGTTCGCTTAATGAAAAATATGGTGATGTGTTTAATGAATACACCACAACAGAAGAGGTCCGCGCAAATCAAAGGGCGTGGGGAATAAGTGACGCAGATCTAACGACAATTATTTCCAAAATTTCTACTGTGCAGAAAAACATTGTTTTGCGGGATGAATTGCGATGAATGGGTTTTTAGAAGATAGGGTGATGGATGAACTTGCTGACATGCACAACCAGCAAGCCGATCAAAGATCTTTTTTGCAAATAGACGCCACCAGAGAAAATGCGCAAGAGCGCCCCGCTGAAATGGGGTTTTCTGGCACATTTATGGACGAAAGCTATTCGCCGCCAACAACAAAACCAAAATACACTGAAGATCAATTGGAAATGATGCCGGATTGGATCGAGGTGTCGAAACGCATGTATCGCGTAATGGAGGGGTATGAGTTTATTGGATCTGACAAACAGGCCGCTGCCTATGGTATGGATCTGATGTCTGAGTTTAATTGGAATGTAACTGGCCCCGCTGGGTTCCCCGGAGAGGCTGGGATTAGTTCGCCCGGCATGATTGGCCAAGTTTGGAACATCGTAAACAGTGGCGGTTACACAGACTTGGATGGCAATTTGGTAACCAAAGAAAACAACGCCAACGATTTCTTGTTTCTGCTCAACACATATGCTGACACCAAAACAGAAGGCGAAACAATTAAACGGTCATTCCGCGCTTTGTTTGGCGCTCCAGAAACATACGCTACTTTTGCCGGCGGCATTACCGCGCCGTTTCTCAAAGCCGCTGCAATGAAAACCAGCAGCATGACAGCGCGTCAAATGCTGATGGCTGCCGCCAAAACAGCCGGGTTTACCACGCAGCTTGCAAAGCGTGCGCCGGGCAAGAGTGGCGCAATTGCTGGCGCTGCTTACGCAGATCTATATGAGGGTGCAAATATGATCCTAGAGACAGCGGCTGGTATGCCGCCGTCTTTGAAAGAAGCCGTTATGAGGACGTTGACAACAAGTGTTGCTGGCGCTGGCGCTGGCGGGTTGTTGGGCAAACTCTTTGGTGGTGCCGCTGAAGAGGTCGCGCCGGCTGTCAGCAGGGGGGTTGTGGCCGCTGGCGAGGCTGCGGAGGCGCGTATGGCAGAGCGTGGCCCTATAACAAGCCGCGTCATGTCAGGCGTTGATCCAATGGAGGTGATTGACCCGGCGCTTGCGGCTATGGGCAAAATGGCGCAGGGCCAAGATTTGCAGCCTGTATTTACGCCGCGCACCGAAGCCGACACCAACATCATCGGCGTGCCGGGAAAATATACAGTGACAAACCCAGCATATGAGCCGGTGCAACTTGGCCGTAAAAATGAGATGTTTGTTGCAGCTAAAATGACCCCAAATAACTTTGGGGAGCAATCATTTAGGCTTGATGAAATTGCACAAGAATTTCCAGATCCTCTGGCATCAGCCCAAAACTATGTCAACATGATGTCAAAAACATTGAATAAGCAAGAAACTCCAGCGCCACCAGTCTGGATGATTGAGCATGCCAATGATATGAACAAATGGTCTGATTGGTTCAAGCAATTAACCCCGGCACAAATCAAAGCCGCTAATGACGGCCTTGCTGTTCAAGAAAGATTTAAGGCTGCATATGAGGCTGGTGCTGGTGCAGAACTGACTGGCCAACTTATGTTATGGTCTATTTTGTCGCGCCGGCTGTCAGCATTCCCACATGAAAGCGGATATAAAGACTTGGCTGAAAAAGCAATGCCATTCATTGAAAAGGCAGCGCGTGGAGAGTGGTCAGATGCTGATACAGCCGGGTGGCTGAAAATGGTTAAAGCCACAATACCAACAGGTAGCCCCGGCAAATCAGCAACAAGCAACGCAAATGATTTTGGCAAAGTGTTTTTGAAAAAAATGGCCGCCGTTGATGAGACAGGCAAATCAGCATTGACGCGCTTGCACGAAATGATAGCAAACCCAAATATGTCCAGCCGCGATTTGAGACGCGCATATTATGGGCTAGCGGAAGATACAGGAATTAAAAATAAAATCCTATCTTTTGCCTTGCTTGTGTCAGGCAGGAATGATGTTGTTGTTCTTGATCGCATCCAGATAAACCAGATGTGGGCCGGCGGTGACAAGGTCTATGATGATATAATGGCGCAGTTTGATACGTCACAAGGGCTTGCCCAATATGAGGCTTTGGAAAGATCATTGATGGATCGGGTTCCAGAATTATATAGAATGGCAGGCCGCACTGAAGAGGGAACTGTAGGCCGATATCACTGGGAAAGTTGGGTGCGCGCATCTGGACAAATTGTGGCACACCCAACATTAGAAACTGTTGTCAGAACATCAGAGCGTAAGGCAACGCCAACGGCAAATGTTCCTGTTATGGAGGGCCGCTTCCATCAAAAATATTCTGGCGCTAAATATGAAAAGATGCCAGATGGTTCATTTAGATACATATACGAAACAAGTGCTGGCGAACCATATCAATTCACAAAGCAAGAACTAGATGATATGTTTAGCGAGGCTTTCAAGAAAAAGTCTGGAGTTTTGCCGCCTGACTTCCCGGGAGTAAAGTCTTTTGAAGGTGGCAGCATACCTTGGTACGAATACGAAGGAGTAAATCGTGGAAAACTTGACGAACTCATCAGAGCAGCCGGAACAAAAATCGAATAATGTAATGGCATTAGTTGCGGCTTTGTATGACAGCCGCGAACAAATGCCGATGCAAGCAGAGCCAAAAGAGGCAGATCAGCCAGAGGAATAAACAATGGCAACTCCTAGAGACATTCCTGTTCCAGATATGGCCGACCAAGAAGATGG